GGCAGTGCAATATTAGAAGCTGATATGCAAGAACCTATGGAAACAGGGTTCAACGAAAATTTAGCTGAAATAATGACCGATTCAGATCTCGGAAGAATAGCTAACGAGCTAGTAGACGGCATTGATAGAGACAAATCATCACGTGAGGATTGGGAAAGAACTTATACTGATGGTTTGAAATACTTGGGCATGAAGTTTGATGATGAAAGGTCTGAGCCTTTTGAAGGTGCATCTGGAGTTATTCATCCGTTATTAGGTGAAGCAGTCACAACCTTCCAAGCACAAGCATACAAAGAATTATTACCTTCTGGTGGACCCGTTAAAACACAAGTTATTGGTGCTTACGATACTGCGGTAGAAGAACAAGCACAAAGAGTCAAAGACTTCATGAACTATCAAATCGTTCATGTGATGGAAGAGTTTGATGAAGAGTTAGATCAGATGCTCTTTTACTTACCACTTGCAGGTTCTGCATTTAAGAAAGTTTACTACGATGAAACCTTAGGTAGAGCTGTATCTAAGTTTGTAGCACCTGAAGATTTAATCGTTCCTTACTACACCACCGATTTAGAGTCTTGTCCTAGAATTACTAACGTGGTTAAAATGCCAGAGAACGAAGTAAGAAAACTTCAAGCCATTGGTTTTTACCGCAAGATAGATATAGATACAGGTGAAGAACCTGATATGTATTCTGAAGCAAAAGAAGAAATCAACAAATTATCAGGTATGGAACCATCTTACGATGATGGCGAAGTATCTATTCTTTACGAAGTACACTGTAATTTAGATATTGATGGCTTTGAGGACACTGATGAAAACGGTGAACTAACGGGTGTAAAACTGCCATATATCGTAACCATTGATTCAGGATCTAACCAAATACTATCTATCCGTAGAAACTTCCAAGAGCAAGATCCTATGAAGAACAAGATTGAATACTTTGTTCACTTTAAGTTTTTACCAGGACTAGGATTTTATGGTTTTGGTTTAACGCACATGATAGGTGGTTTATCTAAAGCTTCTACATCAATACTAAGACAGCTTATTGACGCTGGTACCCTTGCTAATTTACCTGCTGGTTTCAAAACTAGAGGTATAAGAATTAGAGATGAAGACACACCGATTCAACCAGGTGAGTTCAGAGATGTTGATGCTCCTGGTGGATCTTTAAGAGATTCTATTCAACCTTTACCATTTAAAGAGCCAAGCGGAACTTTATTAAACCTATTAGGTATATTGGTAGACGGTGGTAAAAAGTTTGCATCTATTGCAGAAATTAATACAGGTCAAGGTAATCCTAATGCACCTGTAGGCACAACATTAGCTTTGTTAGAAAGATCCACTAAAGTTTTAAGTGCTATTCACAAAAGATTGCACAATTCACAGAAAAAAGAGTTTAAGTTACTTGCACAAGTGTTTAAGGAGTACCTTCCCCCAGAGTACCCTTATGCCGTAGCTGGTGGCAATGCTGCGATAAAATTATCCGATTTTGATGATAATATAGATATATTCCCTATATCCAACCCCGATATATTTAGTCAATCTCAACGCATTGCCATGGCACAAGAGATGATGGCATTAGTTCAATCTAATCCTGATGTTCATGGTCCTAACGGTATTTATGAGTCTTACAAAAGAATGTACTCAGCTATAGGTGTAGATAATATTGAAAAGATACTTACTCCACCGCCACCGACAGAACCAACCCCACTAGAAGCAGGTTTTGAAAATAACAAACTATTACTAGGTCAACAGGCTCAAGCCTTTGGCCAACAGAATCATGATGCACATATAACAACGCATATTGCTTTATTACAAACACCACCGGTGCAAATGAACGCACAGGTACAAGCTTTAATACATTCACATATCATGCAACATTTACAAATGAAAGCTGATAGTTTGGCTGAACAACAAATGCCACCTGAAGCTATGCAACAGTTCCAACAACTACAACAACAAGCTCAACAGGCAAATCCTGCTGAAGCACAACAGTTGGTGCAACAAGCAGGTGATATATTGGCACAGTTCTCTGCACCGATTATGGCAGAGCTTATTACCCAATACAGTCAGCAAGTAGCTGATCCTAGTGACGAAGATCCATTAGTTGCTATAAGAAAACAAGAACTTGCCCTCAAAGGTCAAGAGTTATCTATGGAACAACAACAGTTCTTACAAGAAGAAAAACGTAAGGCTATGGACGCACAAAGACGTATTGATGTTGATAGAGAAAGAATAGAAACTATGGAAGATATTGCTGATCTACGTGATGAAACTGCTAGAGCTAGGTTAGAACAGCAAGCACGTTTTAAAATGTTAGATATGCAAAATAAAAATTAAAACTTGCAAATTAAAAAATAAATACACATAATAAAACCCATGATTAAAAGAACAGAGATAAGTCAACAGAAAACACCCAAGGTTTTGAAAAACAAAAACAGCTACAGCAACAAAGGTAATGGATCTTTGAAAACTAAAGCTGGTACTTTTTCAGCTAATACTAAACCTCAGCCTGGTATGGGCAAAGGTAAAGCTAGAGGCATGGGTGCTGCCGAGTTCGGTGGCAAGTTTTCTGGAATCTATTAATGGATCCAGTTTGGCTGGCTAACAAGTTCCTAAAAGAACTCGAAGCTAGGAGAGAGGACACCAAAGATGCTATGTTAGCAGGGTGTAAAGACTTTTCTCAGTATGAATATCTGCGTGGGCGTTACAGTTCTCTAGCCGATGCAGAAAATATATTTAGAGAACTGCTAGGAAAAATACAACAAGATGAGCAAGATACAAGTCCCTGATCATGTTGCAAAGTCGATAGAGGCAGAGCAAAAAACAAAACAAAAAGAAGAAACTAAAACCGAAGAAACAGCAGAAAATGTTGCCTACGTCAAAGAAGAGGCACGGGTTTTAGATCCAACACTTTTAGAAAAATCATTTTTAGAACGTATGCCCCAACCTACAGGTTGGCGGATACTTATATTACCTTACAAAGGTAAAGCAGTTACTGAAGGAGGAATCCACTTAGTTCAATCAACCGTAGATAGAGAGTCTCTAGCTACAGTCGTTGGCTATGTAGTAAAAATGGGTCCTGATTGCTACAAGGATACAAGCAAGTTTGATCATCCTTGGTGTCAGGAAAAACAATGGGTATTGATAGGCAGATATGCTGGTGCTCGTTTCAAACTCGGTGATGAGTCTGAATGCAGAATCATTAACGATGATGAGGTGATAGCTACCATCCTAGATCCTGACGATATTCTTGCAGTATAAGGAGAAAAAATGGCTGAAGAAAATGCAAAGGTTGTAGAAGAAACAGAAGTAGAAGAAGGAGAGATTGTTGAAATAGAAACTGTTGAAGAAGCGAAAGCACAAACAAAGATACCTATGGAGTCTGACGATAAAGAAGCAGACCAGCAAATAGAAGATATATCTGATACACCAGAAGCAAAAAAAGAAGAAGAATTAGAAGATTATTCTAAAAGCGTACAAAAAAGAATTAATACGCTTACTAGAAAATTAAGAGAAGCTGAAAGAGGTCAGGAGTCTGCATACGAGTATGCTAAGAGAACTGCTGCCGAGAATGAACAGCTTAGAACAAGAAGTTCTAATCTTGATAGATCTTATTTAATGGAAGCTGAAAATAGGCTTAAATCACAAAAACAACAAGCTATGACTGCTTTAAAATCTGCTCATGAGAACCAAGATTATGACAAGGTTGCAAAAGCACAAGATGTTTTAGCTAAGATTGCTGTAGAAGAAAATAAGATTGTTTCTTCAAGAACAGCGATAGAACAACAACCCGTTCAACAATCAAAAAACATACAGCAAAACTATCAACAGCCTACACCACAATACCAGGCTCCACCTAAGCTAGATGAAAAACAAGAAGCGTGGGTAGAGAATAATAAATGGTTTGGTGAAGATGAAATTATGACGTTGGCTGCTTTTACCATAGATCAAAGACTTGTTGCAGAAGGATACGATCCTAAATCGGATGAGTATTACTCTGAAGTAGATAAAAGATTGCGACAAGAGTTTCCACACAAGTTTGAAGAGTCTTCTGCTAAATCGAAGCCTCAACAAAAGGTGGCTTCGGCAGGCAGAGTAGCAGGTAATACCGGCTCAAAAAGACAAGTTAAGTTGTCGCCAGCAGAAGTTCAAATGGCAAAAAGATTAAACGTACCCTTAACAGAGTACGCAAAATATGTTAAAAGGTAATAGTTATGACTGAAAAAGATAACAACGAAATAAACAGAACACCACGTTCTGCCGACACTCGAGCTACTAAAGAAGCTCGCAAACCATGGAGCCCGCCATCAATGTTGGACGCTCCTCCTGCCCCTGAAGGTTATACCTACAGGTGGATTAGAGCCGAAAATGTAGGTCAAGAAGACAGGAAAAATGTAACTGCAAGATTAAGCGAAGGTTTCGACCTAGTAAGATTAGAAGAGTTACCTGATAATTTCCAGGTCAAATTTGATTCTATACAAGAAGGCAAACATTCAGGAGTAGTAGCCCGTGGTGGTTTGCTTTTGGCAAAGATTCCTAATGAAACGCGTGAAGAGAGAAACTCCTACTATGCTGCACGTGCTCAAACTCAGCAAGATGCTGTGGATAATGATCTTCTTAGAGAGTCTGACCCTAACTCACCGATTTTAAAACCGGAGAGGTCAAGCAAAGTAACTTTTGGAGGTGGTCAACGTAGTTGATCATCAAAATTTTAATAACAAATATAAGGTGACTTATTATGGCTAACAAAAATGCCCCATTTGGAGCAAGAGTAGTAGGTAAATTAGGTTCTGGTGTCGCTAATGGCGGTACAACAGAATACAAAATTGCCTCTGGTGCTTCAGGGAATATTTTTTCTGGCGATTTAGTAAAAATGACCAACACAGGTACTATTTTAGTAGCTGCTGCTGGTGATGAAGCTTTAGGTGTGTTTAGAGGATGTCAATTCACTGATTCAAACGGTGATGTTGTATTCAAATCTTACTATCCTGATGGCACTGTATCGTCCGATATTGTTGCATTCGTAATAGATGACCCTGATGCTGTATTTGAAATTCAAAGTGCAGGTTCTCCAGCTCAAACTGATGTCGGTTTGAACGCAGATATCTCCTATACTTCTGGCTCTACCAAAACTGGTATGTCAGCTATGGAGCTATCTGGAACAACAGCAGCTACAACTGCTACGTTTAGAATCATGGGCTTTTCGAGTGACCCAGATAACAGTACAACAGGTTCAGCTAACGTGAATGTGATTGTTAAATTTAATGAGCATTTTTATGTCGATCCAACAGGAGTATAAATAATGGCAATTAACAGATCGCAATTAGCGAAAGAATTAGAGCCAGGTTTGAATGCTTTGTTCGGCATGGAATATGCTAGATACGAAGCTCAACATACAGAAATTTATGAAACAGAAACTTCTGATAGAGCGTTTGAAGAAGAAACTCTAATCGTAGGGTTTGGTAATGCGGAAGTAAAAGCTGAAGGTAGCGGTGTCAGATTTGATACAGCTAACGAAGGTTATACATCTCGTTACACCCACGAAACAGTGGCTTTAGCATTCGCTTTAACTGAAGAAGCAGTTGAAGATAATTTGTATGACAGGCTAGGAGCAAGATATACCAAAGCATTAGCAAGATCTATGGCTAACACCAAACAGATCAAAGCAGCAGCTGTTCTAAACAACGCGTTTAGTACAGCAGGTGGCGATGGCGTATCTTTAATTAACACTGCTCACCCTCTAGGGGGAGGCGGTACTTTAGCAAACAGAGCTACCACTATGGCGGATCTTAATGAAACTTCACTTGAAGACGCATTAATTAATATTTCTACATTAACAGATGATAGAGGTCTTAATATTGCTCTTAAAGGTACAAAGCTCATTATTCCACCACAATTAGTGTTTGTTGCTGACAGATTACTTAACTCTCCAGGTAGAGTTGGCACATCTGACAATGACATCAATGCTATAAGCAATACTGGTATGCTACCTGAAGGATATGTTGTAAATAACTATCTAACAGATACTGATGCGTATTTCATTAAAACTGACTGTCCAGATGGATTTAAGTATTTTGAAAGATCTCCAATGTCAACATCATTAGAGGGTGATTTCGATACAGGTAATATGAGATATAAAGCTAGAGAGCGTTATAGCTTCGGTTATTCAAACTTCAGAGCCGTTTACGGTTCTCAAGGGGCTTAAGGAACGATTTATTGTAGCGTTTCTAACTCAACTACAATTCTTAAGGGAGCTTCGGCTCCCTTTCTTTTTTCTAAAAGAAGGTATATGATTTAATTCTAGGATTAATTAACTTGTTCTACCGACTGACCTAGCAGACAAGCCAAGACAGTAGAACTTATTTCCTTAGGAGGAAATTATGGCAAAATCGACATTCTCAGGTCCAGTCAAGTCATTGGCAGGATTTATTACAGCAGGTGTTAACAGCACTGTTAGTCTGACAGCAGACACAACATTAACTGTTGATACTCATGCAGGAAAAATATTGTTATGTAATGATGCAGATGGTAAATTTACTTTACCTTCAATTGTTACTACAACTCCAAGCGATCCAACAGATCCAAATCAGTTAAATAATGTTGGTGCTTCTTTCTATTTCTATATAGAAACATTAGCTACTGATCTTGATATTAAAACTGATGGAACTGACAAGTTTAAAGGCTCTGTATTTGTAGCCGTAGACGATGGTGTTGAAAAAGCTTTCGTACCAGCAGCTACTAACGATGTTATTACATTAAACGGTACAACTACAGGTGGTATAGTCGGTAGTGTTGTTCAAGTAACAGCTATTGATACAGCAACATACCTAGTCCATAACTCATTATTAATTGGTTCTGGAACTTTAGTAACACCATTCGCTGACGCGTAAGGAGTAGATTATGGCAGATGCAGTAACATCACAAACAATTCAAGACGGTGAAAGAGTTGCTGTTCTAAAGTTCACTAATGTATCTGATGGTACAGGTGAATCGGCTGTAAAAAAGGTAGACGTTTCTGCACTAACACCAAATAGTGCAGGAGAGTCTTGTACTTCTGTTTCTGTTGCTAGAATATACTGGGCTACAAGAGGCATGGGTGTGAACATTGAATTTGACGCTACATCTAACGTACTATTAACTGGTTTACCAGCAGATAGCACAGGTGATGAGTATTATGATTTATTTAGTGGCATACCAAACAATGCTGGATCTGGTGTTACTGGTGATATTGACTTTACAACTGTAGGACATACAAGCGGAGACACATACTCTATTATTTTAGTTTTGAATAAAAACTATTAATGAATGGCTACTACGAGAGGCAGAAAACAAAAACCTATAGCCAGAACAACAGGTAAAGGTGGTAATTACCGCCCCACTAAAAAAGGGGCGGGAATGACCCGCAAGGGCATCAAAGAACATAGAAGAAAAAATCCTGGCTCTAAGCTTCAAGGAGCTGTTACAGGTACAGTTAAAAAAGGATCTAAAGCAGCAAAAAGACGTAAATCTTATTGTGCTAGATCACTAGGGCAACTGAAACGTAGCTCTGCAAAAACAAGAAACGATCCTAATTCAAGAATTAGACAAGCAAGAAGAAGATGGAAGTGTTAAATGGCAAAAGCTAAAAGTGGTGGCAAAATATGTCCAGCAGGCAAAGCCTGGGCAAAAAGAACCTTTGATACATATCCAAGTGCATACGCTAACATGGCTGCATCAAAATATTGTAAAGATCCAAACTACGCAAAAGGTAGTAAAAAAAGAAAGAAAAAAGCAACAGGTGGATTTGTCTCTATAAGAGGTCAAGGTGCTGTTATGGCTAATAGGAGAAGATAGTGGGACAATTACAAGGTTGGCTAGATGAAAAATGGAAACTTATTGGCACAGATGGTTCTATTCTAGGAGATTGTGGAACAAACAAAAACAAAAAAAACCCAGGTAGATGTTTACCAGAAGCTAAAGCTAAAAGTTTAAGTAAATCAGAAAGAGCCGCAACTGCAAGAAAAAAGAAACGTGCAGGTGCAAAAGGTAAAACAGTGGTAGCAAACACAAAAAAAGCAAGAGTTACAGCAAGTCGAGGAGGACCTATGAATAAAAATAAAGCAGACTTAAATAAAGATGGTAAGTTATCCTCATACGAGGAAGCTAGAGGCAGAGCTATAGAAAAATCTATGGCAAAGCAAAATAGAGTAAAAAAACAAAGAGGTGGTTTCATAGCTAAAGGTTGTGGTAAAGTTATGAATAACCGTAGAAAAGTAACTACAATAAGTTAGGAGAATTAAATGTTTAAAAGAACAAAAGGTTACGCAATGGGTGGTGCTGTTAAAGGACGTAAGTACGCTGCAAAAGGTGGTGCTATGAAAGGTTCTAAATATATGGCCAAAGGTGGAGCTATGAAAGGATCTAAATACATGGCTAAAGGTGGACCCATGAAAAAATCTAAATATATGGCAAAAGGCGGAAAAGTATAATTAGGCTTTCTCTTGTCATATTTAATATCAAACATACCTCAGTTTAAATGCTGGGTTAGAAAAGAATTTACTGCTAATCACCAAAATTATCACGGTGAGTATTTGCACGCATTAGTAATGGCTGTAAATACAATTCCCGACAGATCATTATCATTCCAAGTAGTTTTTACAGGCTGTGAGACTGATTTTGAAGGCTATCCTGATGAAAACGTACACGGTGGTGCTATGTGGGCAAGAATGCCAATACAAGCTCTTGTAGCAGATATACCACTAGATGAATGGCCTAAGCCCATGGAAGATCATTTAGCACAACCCTGGGACTGTCTCAGTCATCATCACAGCGTAGTTAGTTTAGATCGTGTAAGTTCTTCACCCTGGATATGTAAAATTAATGGTGAGTTTTACACAGGAACCTATATGTTTACTGTAGATTACACAGATCACTCAATAGCAGATGATCCTGCACAACACAAACAAAGTCATGTGCTATACTTGACGGATGCTGGTGAATATACTGGTAATTTTGTTGCTCTACCAAATAACAGAGTAAGAGCTACAAATCCTGCTCTTTGGAGAATAGGACAAGGTGCTCCTGATTTTTCACCTAGTCAGTGGGTTCACTCAGCAGAAAAACATGATAGTTATTTAGATCCAAACATTACGTTTGATAATCTTTACAATCAAGAGGATAATAAATAATGGCATTATCAGGTAGCACAGATTTCGAACCAAACGTAGCTGAGTTTGTAGAAGAAGCATTTGAAAGGTGTGGACTAGAACTTAGAACTGGTTACGATTTAAAAACAGCTCGTAGATCTATAAATCTAATGTTAGCTGAATGGGCTAACCGTGGTTTAAACCAATGGACAATAGAACAAGCAACACAGACTGTTACTGAAGGTACTTCTAGTTATTCTCTAAATTCTAATGTTATTGATGTTTTAGATGTAGTCTTACGAAGAACCGTAAATCAAACACAAACTGATATAAGCATGAATCGTATTAGTAGATCAGAATATATCAACATACCAAACAAAGAAACAAAGGCTAGACCATCACAATTCTTCTTTGATAAATTAACAACACCAGCATTGAAGGTCTGGCCTGCACCTGAAAACAGCACTGATATATTAGTTTTCAACAAACTTGTAAGAATGGATGATGCAGATAAAGCAACAAATACTATGGATATGCCATTTAGATTTTATCCTTGTTTTGTAGCTGGTTTAGCCTATTACTTATCACTTAAGAAAAATCCACAACTTACACCACAACTAAAAGCTATATACGAAGAAGAGTTCCGTAGAGCTGCTGATCAGGATGAAGACAGAGCTTCATTTAGAATCAGACCAGATATTAGGATGAGATGACATGGCATATGCTCTTGGTAAATTTGCACGGGCTTTATGCGATAGATGTGGTTTTGAATATAAGTTAAGTCAACTCAGAGAAGAATGGAATGGTGCTAAAGTTTGTTCAGAGTGTTACGAGCCAAAACACCCACAACTAGAGCCACTTACTGCTAAAGCAGATCCTGAAGCATTATACAAACCTAGACCTAATAACGACCATGAAGAAGGTGAAGGATTTGTAGTGGTAGTCAACTCTAATATATTTAAACCTGATTTTATGAATCCAGCGACACTACCTGCTAACTTCACAGTAGCTAAGATGACAGGTGAATTGGGTGAGGTTACAATAGTTACATGACACTAGCAGAGCTAAAAACATTAATACAAAATTATGTAGAAAACTCAGAAACTACATTTGTTAACACGCTTGATGATTTTATCAAAAATGCTGAAGACAGAATCTTTGAACTTATACAGCTTGATTACTTTCGTAAAAATGTATCTGGTAATCTAACTACTGGTAATACTTATCTTACAGCACCAACAGATTTTAAGATGTCTTTTTCACTAGCTGTTATTGATAGTAACGGTGATTATCATTATTTAGATAAGAAACATACTACCTTTATGCGTGAATACGCTGTAGATCCTACAGACGCAACAGAAAGAGGTAGACCACTGTATTACGCAGATTTTGATAAAGAACTTTCTACAGCGTCTGACAATGGCTCTACGCTTATTGTAAGCCCAGTACCAGATCAAGATTACAATGTAGAATTACACTATCTTTATAAACCAAATTCATTAGTTACAGACACTACAGGAACCTGGCTTTCACAAAACGCTAGAAATGCTTTATTATATGGTTCATTAGTGGAAGCTAATATATTTTTAAAGGGTGAAAGCGATATGCAACAGCAATACGAGCAACGCTTTTTACTGGAAATAACTAGATTAAAAAATCTTGCAGAAGCTCGCGGAAGGAGGGATGAATATCGGTACGATTCTTTGAGGTCACCGGTATCGTAAAAATACATGAAAAAAATTGAAAGTCTGAAAGGTAAATCAGTTGCCATCGTTGGCATGGGTAAAAGCTGGTTTGATTATAATCTTGCAAAATCACACGGAGTGCACTTTGATGAAGTCTGGGTAATTAATGGTGTTGGCACTGTTATATATCACGATAGAGTGTTTATGATGGATCCTGCATCTAGGTTCTTAGATACTGATGATGCTGGTGGTCAAACAGAAAGCATGAAAGAAATGCTGTTAGAACACGAAGGTCCTATTTATACCTGTGAACTAGATGATAGATGTCCAGGATTAGTTGAATATCCACTAGAAGAAGTGGTTAATTACTCAAATTGTCATTATCTAAACAACACTGTTGCTTATGCAGTAGCTTTTGCTTATTGGAATGAAGTAGCAAATCTCAAAATGTTTGGTATTGATTTTTCTTACAAAGGTAACTTACATTTTGCTGAAGCAGGTAGAGGTTGTGTAGAGTTTTGGTTATCTAAATGTATATCAGCAGGTATGCAGGTAGAAGTGGCACATACCTCTGGTTTATTAGATACAGATGTACCAGCAGAACAAAAACTATACGGTTATCACAGGCTCAAAAACCCATATATCATTTTAGTAGATGAAGAAGGCATTAAGCTAGAACGAATAGATAACCTAGAAATAGTTAAAAAAACACAAGAACCTGTGCTTATCGATAGGCACGATTCACACCTAAAACCAGTAGAACCTAAAAAATGGTAGATGAAATAACACCAGCCGGAATGCCAGGATTAGGTCTCATAGAGGCTAAAACTACTAATTTTGGTGGACATCCACCTGAGTTTTGGGCGGAAAGATTAACCGAGAAAATAGTTAGTTCTTCTGATTCTAGTGATCCGTATGTGCAAGAACAGGCTAGAGCCTATAAAGAACTTATTTATAAGGTTTGTTTGATTTATATAAAAAATGCGTTAAAATCCTATAAAGCTACTCTTATACAAGAATTAGTTAAGTCTGGAGATACTGAGTTAGCTGATATAATTAAAAGGATATAATATGGCTATAACATCAACATTAACCACAAGCTTTAAGAAAGAACTTCTTGAAGGAGTGCATAATTTTAAAAACTCAGGCGGAGATACATTTAAACTAGCTTTATACACAAGCTCTGCTACCCTAGGTGCGACTACTACTGCTTTTACTACTACAGGACAAGCAAGTGGTACAAATTACACTTCTGGTGGATCAAACCTAACAAGAGTAGATCCTACTTCAAGTGGTACTACTGGGTTTACAGATTTTGCTGATTTAACTTTTGGAACTGCTACAGTTACTGCTAGAGGGTGTATGATTTACAATTCTACTGATAGTAATGCATCTGTTGCTACTATCGACTTTGGTGGTGATAAAACATCGACAGCAGGTGATTTTACAATAGTTTTTCCAGCAGCAGCGGCAAGTACAGCGATTATACGTATAGCCTAAAATGGCTGAGTTCCTAAACGGTTGGGGTCGAGGTACCTGGGGCCAGTTAGGTTTTGGAGAAGGTTCGGCACCTTTAGAAATAACCGCACCCGCTGCAGGCTCAACAGGATCTCCAGTTGCAGCAGTAAATGCTCAGGCTATAGCTTCAGTAGGTGGTGTAACTGCATCTTTGGGTTCTGTTAGCGTATTTATTCAAGCTGATGCTAATATAACTCCTGCAACTCAATTAGCCGCAGCAAATTTAGGAACACCGACAATAACATCCGTAAACAATATTTCTGTAGATGGTTTTGCTAATACATCAGCTTTAGGTACAACAACCCTATCAACAAACAACAATATATCTGTTATTACAGATTTTTCTGAGGGACTTTTAGGTGATACTTCGCTTGTTACAAATAATAATTTAACAGTTTCTGGATTTGGTACAACATCAGCACTAGGAACTACTACAACCACTACAGTAAATAATGTTTTTATAACTGGTTTAGCAGGTACTTCCGCCCTAGGATCAGTTGCTACAGTTTGTAAAGCAAATATAAATATTACAGGACTTTCAGCTACAGGATTTGTAAGCGATGTGTTAGTGTGGGGACTCATAGATGATGCACAAACACCAAATTGGGAAAAGGTAGCTTAACTTTTATGAAAAAACAACTTATAATAAATTTGAACGGAGACAAACATGGCAACTTATGTAAATGATCTTAGGTTAAAAGAAATAACAACAGGTGATGAATCAGGCACTTGGGGAACAAGTACAAACACTAATCTAGAATTAATTGCAGAAGCATTTAGCTTTGGTACAGAAGCTATAACTACAAACGCTGATACTCATACAACCACAATAGCAGACGGTTCTACTGACCCAGGTAGATCAATATTTTTAAAATACACAGGAACACTTGATTCAGATTGTACTATTACGTTAGGACCAAACACCGTATCAAAAATGTGGTTTATTGAAAACGCAACTACAGGCTCACAAAATATAATTATTTCTCAAGGCAGTGGTTCTAATGTCACCATACCAGCAGGCCATGTAAAAGCTGTTTATTCAGACGGAGCAGGTTCTGGAGCAGCAATAGTAGACGCTTTTACCGATTTAAACCTAGCAGGAACTACAACAGTAGATGTTTTAGCTGGTAGTGGTAACGCAACTATAGGCGGCACATTAGGAGTTACAGGTGCTGTAACAGCAGATGCAGGTGTGTCTATAGACAACATAACCATAGACGGAACTGAAATAGATTTATCTTCTGGCGATTTAACTATAGATGTAGCAGGAGATATTACTCTTGATGCTGATGGTGGGGATATATTTTTTAAAGATGGTGGAACTGCTCATGGTAATTTTCTATTAAGTGGTTCTGATTTTACAATCGGCTCATCTCAAAACAATGGCGATTTAATATTCAGAGGTATTGATGGTGGGGCTGATGTCACAGCCCTTACCCTTGATATGTCGGATGCAGGTACAGCAACATTTAATCACGATGTAAAACTTGGAGATAATGGACAAGCCATATTTGGTGCTGGTTCAGATGCTACCATATTTAGTGATGGGTCAAATGGGTATATGAGAGGGTTTCTTGCCTTACAAAATAATGCAGGAGACAAAGATTTTATTTCATTCGTAGATGGTGGGGCTACATCTCTTTATCATAACAACTCAGCAAAACTAGCCACAGCATCAACAGGCGTAAATGTAACAGGTGCATTAACAGAAGATTCAAACAGAGTAGCAACTAATGGCAGGGCTATAGCTTTTAGTTTATTATTTTAGTAATATAGGAGACAATTATGGCAACACCAAATATAGTAAATGTAACAAGCATAATACCATTCACAATAAATGGGGTGTGTACAACTTCTTTAGTAGATATTATAGATGTACCTGCTGATAAAGTTTATAAAATAAACACAATATTAATTGCAAACGTAGATGGTACAAATGCAGCAGATATTGATATGTGGATATCAACCGATAATGGTGGTAATTTTTATAATATTGCCTCAACCATTTCAGTACCAGCAGACTCAACACTATCTTTTTTATCTACACCTCTTTATTTGGATGAAACAGATTTATTGCGAATCCGTGGTACTGCTACTACTGATTTACAGTACACAATTTCTGGCGAAATATTAGATGATGCTTAAGGAGTTAGAAGATGGCTCACTTTGCAGAACTTGATAGCAATAACGAAGTAATCCAAGTAGTTGTAATATCTAACGATGATGTAGATGCTAATGGTGGTGATTATTCATCACAAGCTGAAACCTTTGTTGCTAATCTTTTACCACACTCAGAAAATGGTGTTGCATGGAAACAAACTTCTTATAACGGCAATCAACGCAAACAATATGCAGGTATAGGATATACCTATGATGCAGTAAAAAATAAATTTATTGCTCCACAACCTTTTAATTCTTGGACATTAGATTCTAACGATGATTGGCAGGCACCTGTAACTCTTCCTAATATTACAGAAGTAAACTCTAATCCTATTGAAATTTTATGGTACGAGCCTAAACAAGAATGGAGGGGTAAAACTTATACAGGTAGAGATTTAGAAATAGAAACAGACTATGCGTGGAATGCAAGTAGTCTCGAATGGAGACAAGTTTAATTATGTCAATTGGTAATGGTGGAATAATTGGTCCAGATAATGATCCAACAACAAGCACTCAAAGTGAAGTAATAACCACTTTTAATGCTAGTGGTACTCTAACCACAGCAACCCATACACAAGAACTACAATATCTTATTATCGCAGGTGGCGGTGGTGGTGGAGGTCACCCTGTAGCTCCAACAGGTACTGTAGGAGATAGGGGTGGTGCTTCTTCTATAGCAGGAGTTCCTATTACAACTGTAGATACAGTTGGAGGCGGTGGTGGTAATACAGGTTTTTTTGTACCTGACCCCGGTGAACAACCCGGAGGTTCTGGCGGTGGCGGTGGTAGACGTCCTGCGGGTACTGGAACTGCTGGTCAAGGTTTTAATGGAGGGGCTGGTATTAGAGGCAACGCAGGAGGAACAGACCTTACTGGTGGTGGAGGTGGTGCAGGTGCCGTAGGACAAGACCATCAACCATTCAATTCTCCTATTGGTACAAAAAATGGAGATGGCGGAGCTGGTGTCGCATCATCAATAACAGGCTCACCCGTAACTAGAGCAGGCGGTGGCGGTGGTTCAAGTAATTATGTAAATAGTCCAATTCAAGTAGGTACTGGAGGCTCTGGTGGTGGCGGAAACGGAGGCAACCAAAGTTACACAGGCACTAGCGGTACAGCTAATACTGGCGGTGGTGGTGGCGGATGGTCTGATGGTATTACTGGTTTCCAAAACTTTGGAGCAGGTGGAGGAGCAGGTGGTTATAGATGTTCTGTTCCAGGAGAAAGCTCTGGAGGCGGTGCCTCGGCTGAACCTACACTAGCTGTAGTCGGTGGCACAAATTACACTATTACTGTTGGAGCTGGAGGCGCAGGAGCAGCAACACCTGCACCAAGTGGATCAAGCACCAATGGTGGTTCTGGCGTAGTGATTATTAAAGAGCCACAAGTAGATTTTGTATCTGGAGCTTCTGGTGTTTGGGGTTTAAATGAAGTTTACGAGTTTGTAAAAGCTGGTACTTGGACAAATTAAAATAATAAAAAATGAATCTTAAATGGTATTACTGGTACTTTCAGTCAGCTATACCAGAAAGAATATGTGATGAAATAGTACGTTATGGTAAAGAGCAAGATCAAGAAATAGCTCTTACAGGTAATTTTCAAAAAGATAATCTTACTGATACAGAACTAAAAAACATACAGAAAAAACGCAAATCTGATGTTGTTTGGATGTCAGACAGATGGATATATAACGAAATTCAACCCTACATATATCAAGCAAATACAAGTGCTGGTTGGAATTTTGAATGGGATTGGTCAGAGGCTTGCCAATTTACTGAATATAAAAAAGGACAATTTTATGATTGGCACTGTGATTCGCGTGAAGAACCTTACAACAGTCCAGATAATATAAATACTCATGGTAAGCAAAGAAAACTTAGTATGACTGTATCACTCACTGACCCTAAAGAATACGAAGGTGGAGATTTAGAGTTTGATTTTAGAAATACAGACAAAGGCTCCCAACCAAGAATATGTAAAGAAATTAGAGAAAAAGGTAGTATAATTGTTTTTCCTTCTTTTGTTTGGCATAGAGTAAAGCCAGTTACAAAAGGGACAAGACACTCCTTAGTGTGTTGGAATTTGGGGTACCCTTATAAATGATTAAAAATCTAAAAAACCCAGTTACAGAAAGTTATAAAAATTTAAAAAATGTAGTATTAAGCAATAACTTCCCTTGGTATTACCTTGATAAAACTGTTTCTGATACAGATGAAGAAGATATGGGTTTTTTTGCTCATTGTTTATTGGGCAGACCAACACATCAAAGTTATGGCAAACAAGTTCCTGCTATACCTGAAAGAGTATCTACCTATTTTGATGAATGTTATTCTGTATTGAAAGAAATACTTGATTTTAACAACATAGATTTAGAAGTTATGTATCGTATGAATATAAACATGACGCCACATAGTTCCGTTAAATCTAGCATACCGCACATAGATCTAAATTTTCCTCACAAAGTCGTTATAGTTTATTTAACAAAATTTTCACAAGGTAGAACAATAGTATTAGGAGAGGATAATCAAAAATTTTATTCAAATCCAAAAGAAAATAGTGTCATTATGTTTGACGGCAAACTCGAACATTATCAAGAATGTCCAGATATAGATGAAAAAAGAATAGTTATAGTTGCAAATTTTTTATGAGTTTTAAAAAAGATAAATACCAAATAATTAAAAATGCTATATCAGAAGAATTAGCAGATTTTTGCTATCAGTATTTTTTAAATAAAAGAATGGTGGCAAGACATTTATTTGATGAAAAATATATATCTCAGTTTACCGAATACTTTGGTGTTTGGAACGACCAACAAATACCTGAAACTTATTCACATTACGCTGATATAGTTATGGAAACTTTATTACAAAAGGTTAAACCAATTATGGAAAAAGAATCAGGTGTAAAGCTTATAGAAACTTATTCTTATGCAAGAATTTATAAAAATGGTGATGAACTTAAACGACATAAAGATAGACCTTCATGCGAAATATCTACTACTATGAATTTAGGCGGAGATGATTGGTCAATATTTTTAGAACCTTCAGGTAAAAAAGGTAAAGATGGTGTAGAGATTAAACTTAAACCTGGTGATATGCTTATGTATCGTGGTTGTGATTTAGAGCATTGGCGTGAGCCATTTCTGGGTAAAGACTGCGGGCAAGTATTTTTACACTACAACGATGCAAATGGTGAAAATGCTAAACAAAATAAATTTGATGGCAGACCTATGATTGGATTACCTTCATATTTTAAACAATAATGTACGAAACTTATTATTGTGACATTTTAAAAAAAATAAATACTAATAAATTTCATAAAAAACTGCGGCATTTTATTAAAAATAACCCGTGTTGCAAAGACTATCCAAAATGCGAACACGCAAGAATACAATCTAACGGAACTCTATACAAAGACTACAAACAACTAAATCAATCTATTGATAATACTGTATCTAAATATTTAGGTTATCAGCCAAATATTTTACATAAAAAATGTTGGGTGTTTTTAAATAAAGCAGGCGAAAAAATAGATTCAATAAGGCATAACCACGCAGATACTTGTCAAAACTTTAATATTTCAGCAATAGCTTATTTAACTGAAACAAATTTTGGCACCGTATTTAGCGACAGTAATAAAATAAAACCTGTAATTAATTGTTGGAATTTATTTGATTCAAGGCTATATCATCAAGCTGAAAAAGGAATACCTAAAATAGATAGATATGTATTAGCTTTTGACGTAGCCATAGGCGATTAAACTTTTTTGCACTATAATAAAATAAATCTGAAAATACAGATTAAAATAAAGGAGAAAGTATATGACAACTTTAAATATAATCGCTTGGGTTACAGCTATAATTTCAATAGCTTCAGTTGTAGCAGCAATAACACCTACTCCACGGGATGATCACTGGTTTAGTCATTTATATAAAATAATTGACTGGTGTGCACTAAATGTGTTGAAAGCAAAGGATAAGTAACATGGGTATTTTTTCAAAACTATGGGACAAAATGACTGGCACTGAAAAAGTAAAAGTAAGAGCCAGGAATAAAAAAGGGCACTATGTTGCAGACGATAAATCTACTCCAGATGTCAATGAAGCCTATACTATAAAAAGAGTAAAGAAAAAGAAAACCTTTACTGATAACAGTGGCTAAATCTCCTGATGCGTTTGTTTATAACGCAACATTAGAAAGGATCGTAGACGGTGATACATTTGATTGCTGTCTCGATCTGGGCTTTGATGTAAAGCTACACAAACAACGCGTTCGTCTACACGGTATAGATACACCAGAATCAAGAACCAAGGATCTAGCAGAAAAGAAGCTAGGACTGGCCGCAAAAGAAAGACTCAAAGAACTTTGCACAGGTAAATTTAAAATTAAATCTCTTGGCAAAGGCAAGTATGGTCGTATACTAGGTATACCATATACTGAAGATGGCAAAGATATTTGCCAGATGTTAATTAAAGAAGGTCATGCAGTAGAATACCACGGAGGCACTAAAACCAAAGTTTGGGGTGATTATTAATGGCACAAGAAGTTTCATCAATATCTAGAGTTGGCACAACAGAACCTTTTGAACTACAAGTATCGAGAGGACAAGTTGCTTTTCATAAAACACAATTTAAGTTTGGTTTTAATCCTGATATAGATGATTCTTTAGAAACCGTATGGGCTGAAGGTGGTTTATATAGTTATTTAACTTCTGCTACAGTCTTAAAAATATCTAGCTCTTCAGCAAACGACACCTCAGCAGGTACTGGAGCAAGAACCATAACTATTAGTGGTCTTGATGCTAATTATGACGAGATAAGTGAATCCGTTACTCTTAATGGTCAAACAGCAGTAAATACTACACAATCTTTTTTAAGAGTATTCAGAATGATTGTCGATACAGCAGGATCTGGTGGTCAAAACGCTGGAGTTATATATGCAGGTACGGGTACAGTTACTTCTGGTGTACCAGCTAATAAATATGGGACTATAGCTGTAGGTGATAATCAAACGCTTATGTGTTTTTGGACTGTGCCTAGAGGTTATAACGCTTATTTATATGAAGTCGACATTAGCATGAACACTGAGGTAGCTAATAAATACGGTACAGTATCCTTGGTAGCAAGACCAGAGGGCGGAGTTTTTAACGTCAAAGATAAGTTTGCTTTATCACAAGATATTATTCATCAAGAGTTTAAACACCCAATAAAGTTTTCAGAAAAAACCGATTTAGAAATAAGAGCCATAGCTAGTAGCTCAAACGCAAATCTTGCAGTGTCTGCTTCTATGGATTTTATTTATATAGAAAAAAGACCTTTCCCTGCATAGTGGATTCAGCAGTAACCATAATTCAAGAGGTAGGATTTCCTATCGCAGCAGCAATAGGTCTTGGTTGGTTTATATACAAACTGGTTATACGTATTGTTGATGGCATGGAAGCCAAACTAGACACTGTTGATGAAAAAGTAGAATCACAGATAGCGTCTATAGAAGAACGTCTAGGCACAAAACTTGACTCACAGCATGGTATTTTAGTAGCCTTAATAGACAGAGTGCGTAGTTTAGATAATGAAATCATACGCCAGGACACACTAATTAAAACAATATTAGGTGTGCCACAACTAATAGATAGCAATAAAATTGCTAAGGCTGATAGAGATGACCAAAGAAAAGACTAAAAAACAATTAGAAAAAGAACAGCTTGAAAAAGATAGATTGCTGTGGTCAATAGTGCTTATTGGCATAATTTTAATAATTGGTATTTTTGTACAAAACATAAAGGCTGATCAGATCGTTCACAAATTTAAGTCACCTAGCTTTAGTGGTGTTGGCACGTCTAGTCACTATTTAACAATAGAGAACCAGCAGTACACCAGAAAACTTACAATAAAAGAAGAAATCAAAGCACTACAAGAACAAATAGAAAGAGATAAAGAAAACACTACACTAGCTCGTTTTTTGCGTAATTTAGAATCAAGAATCTATGCACAACTATCACGACAATTAGTGGATAATCTATTTGGTGAAACACCACAAACGGAAGGCACTATAGAACTCGAAGGTAATACTATAGAATATACATCTGATGGACAATTTATTACATTACGAATAACCGATGCTGATGGAAATGTCACCGAGATTACTTTGCCTATTGGTTCTTTTACTTTCTAGTTGCTCTATATTTGACCAGTTTGAAGATACATACGAGCAAAGGTTTAAACAACACAACATAGTTTCTATCCAGGAACTTCAATCAGATAAATTAAAAAACGCACCTATACCAAAGGTTAGACCTGTTGTTGCTGTATATCCTTTGGCTTTCACAGATCAAACAGGTCAACGTAAATCAAACTCTGAGTTTGCTTTGTTCAGTACGGCTATAACTCAACAACCTAATGCTTTACTTATAAGAGCCTTAAAACACGCTGGTAACGGACAGTTTTTTAGGGTTGTAGAAAGAGTTGGTTTAGATAATTTAACCAAAGAAAGACAGCTTATACGTTCGGCAAGAGAGCAATTTGCTTCTGAAGAAGAAAAAAAGAAACAATTAGCACCATTACTCTTTGCAGGCATACTTATAGAAGGTGCAGTAATATCATACGAAGCAAACCTTGAATCTGGTGGATCAGGAGCTCGTTATCTAGGCATTGGTAATAGTGTTCAGTATAGAGAGGATAATATAACTGTAAGTCTACGCATGATTTCTGTAGCAACAGGAGAAGTATTATTAGAAGTTCTTAGTCAAAAAACCATATTTAGTTATGGTAAAACCAATGATGTATTCAGGTTTATTGAAATGGACACAGAGCTCGTAGAGATAGAGTTAGGCAACGCTAGAAACGAATCGTCTACCATAGCCCTCATGAAAGCTATTGAAGGTGGTGTTCTTGAGATAATTAACCAGGGTTTTGACAAAGGTTATTGGGTTTTACAAACAGAAGAAGTAGGAGTAGAATCGAGTGATGAAGAATAAACTAACGTGCTTATTTCTTGTTTTTTCTTTTGTTCACGTTGCAGCTGACAATGAAATTTACATAGATCAAAACGGAAATACTGCATCTATAGATCTAGAACAGTTAGGTAGTTCTAACCTTATTGGTGGAACCGAAGCTGTTTCTGGCACCATGACTGCTCTTGACCTTGATGGTGTAAGCATGACACTAGATATAAATCAAATCGGTTCAAGCAACTTATTTAGATCAGACGCTATTGATGGCGATAACTTTACTGGATTTTTTGAGTTTGATGGTGATAGCAATGTTATGGATATATTGCTTAACAGCACAGGACTTATAAGTGCTGATTATGTTAATTTAATGATTGATGTCACTGGCAGTAGTAACGAATTTGATATAAAAATAGCTGAAAATGCAGATTCATCTTACCTTGATTTAGACTACACTATATTAGGTGGTTCTAATCAATTTGATATAGATATTGATTATGCTAATGCTATTAATTTTGTTGATATTAATGGTAGTTCAAACGTCTTTAACTTTACTGGAAGTGGTTATTCAGGGAATACATCATCTGATTCAGCATATTTTTATATGGACTTAGATGGAAGCAGTAACACATTTAACATTATACAGTCATCAACACTAGCAAGGGATTGGTTAAAAATTGAAGGCACTACTTCTAATAGTAATATTTGTATCACACAAAACGATGGGGGAACCTCAACAAGCTGTTGATATAGGTGATATATCTGAGCTTAGAGGTTCTGCACAAATATTAAGAGATAAATCTTACGAAGCTAATTTAGAATTTGCTATACAAAGCAACGATGAGGCTATAACAAAAGATGGCAGAATGGCTATCACTTTTCTTGATAAGTCTACTGTAAAACTAACCGAACATTCACAATTACTTATTGATGAATATATTTACGATCCAGACCCATCAAAGTCTAAGATGGCTCTTACTTTTGGTTTAGGCACAGCTAGGTTTATTACAGGCAATCTAAACAGAATAGATAAACAAAACATACAACTTAAAACACCAACAGCTAATATAGCGATAAGAGGCACTGACTTTACAGCCACTGTAGATGAGCTAGGCCGGAGTCTTATTATTTTATTACCAAATAAATTTGGTTTATCTAGTGGTGAGATAGAAGTTGTTACAGCCACTGGTTCTGTTTTGCTGAATAAACCTTATCAGGCAACAACCGTAAGTGTGTTTGAATCATCTCCTACAAAACCTGTAATTTTAGATCTTACTTTAGATCTTATAGATAATATGCTTATTGTTAGCCCACCAAAAGAAGAAGAAATTATTGTAGAAGAAAATACAAGCACACAAACCAACAGTTTGCTTGACTTTAACGATTTAGATATAGATTACTTAGCAGAAGACTACTTAGACGAAGATCAACTCGAATTCACAGAGCTAGATATAAATTACCTTGATGTAAACTTTCTTGAAGATTTGTTAGATGTAATAGATGCACTTGCTGTAGAAAAAGAAGAAGACCAATTAAGATTAGCAACAAGCACACAAATAGTTGGTACTCTAATAGGTAATGATCCTGACACACAAATAACCACTTTAATTACAGGTAATGTCATTAGTCTTAGAAGAAATGTAAGCGAAAGTGTTAGATTAGACTTGAACGGTAGTAATGCTTACACAGTAATTTTGATACAAGATGGTGTTTCTAATACAATTAAAGTCAACGGAGGTAGTGATAGTGTTATTACAATCACCCAAAGTAAATGAATAAACTTATTTTTCCTATATTGGTTGTATTATCACTGCCACTTATATTTCAAAGCACTCCAACTGAAATATTTAAACTCAAAATATTTGATGCTTTTGTAACGACACCAGAGCCATCTGGTAATTTTGTTGTATTGAACATTACAGAAGAAGATATTGAAAAACAAGGTGGTTGGCCATTTCCTAGGAGGACACTTGCACAAATACAAGTAGATTTAATAAATGAAGGTGCTATAGGTGTTGGTTGGGTCATAGGTTTTCCACAAGCCGATCGCATGGGTGGAGATAAAGTGTTTGCCACTACCCTTGGATATGCTCCTTCTGTGTTAGCTATGTTTGAAAATGCTAATGGTAGCTATCCCAAAACTACAGGCACTGTTATCAAAGGCGATGATACTGGTGGTATGTCGACACCTGGCGTTATACAAAACATAGACGTGCTACAAGAAAATGCAAATCAAGGTATTGCTAGTGCACCAGTTGATATAGATAACTTGGTTAGAAGAATACCACTGTTACTTAAAACTCCTGATGGTTATGTTAGCTCTTTTGGTACAGAAGTCTTAAAAACACTTACAGGAGCTCGAACTTACATCATTACTACCAATGATGTTGGTATACAAGAAATAGCTGTAAGAGGTATACCACCCGTTAAAACAGATAGTCTTGGTCGTAAATGGATCAGTTGGGTAGATACACCACAAACAACATTAAAAGAAATGGATGTTGCAGGTAAGTTTGTATTTGTTGGTGTTACTGCTCCAGGAATCATGCCACAAGTTGCAACACCGACTGGATTATTAGAACCACATAAAATACAAGCTGCACTATCTGAATCAATATTGATAGAAAACTCTCCATTTATTCCAGATTTTGCACTTGCGTTGGAAATTTTAATTTTTACAATTTTTGTGTCGTTGACGTGGCTTGTAATTAATTATTTTGGTGTAACTAAGGGCGTAAGCCTTGCTGTAATTTTGCTCTTTACTACGGGCTTTACAGGAGCTTTTAGCATTCAAAAAGGTTATTTAATAGATTTTTCATGGACTTTTGTATCTCAATTCATTGCTGGTGCTATTGCTTTCTATCTAAACTTTAGAAAACAGTATAAATTACGCCAACAAATTAAAAAACAGTTTGAGCATTATCTTGATCCAAGACAAGTTAAAAAGTTACAAGACAATCCAGAGTCATTAGTTTTGGGTGGTGAGCGAAGGTATTGCACTTTTCTCTTTACAGATGTCCGTGGGTTTACTGCTATGTCAGAACGACTAGAACCAGAAGAGGTAACTTTGATTATGAACAAAGCTTTAACTATTCAAGCAAACGCAGTTAAAGAATATGGAGGAATGGTAGATAAATATATTGGCGATGCCATGATGGCTATATTTAATGCTCCTATAGATTTACCAAATCATGAAACAGCAGCCGTGCTTTGTGCTAAAGAAATACAAGAAAATATAAAAAAAGCTGACATTGGTGTAGAAATAGGTGTGGGTGTAAACACTGGATATGCTGTTGTTGGTAATATGGGTAGTGATACTAGATTCGATTATACAGCTATTGGAGATGCTGTAAATCTAGCAGCTAGACTTGAAAGCTCAACTAAAGAAGTTGGCGAAGATTTAGTCATAGGTTATGATACCATTAAAGTTGATACCTTTAGTGATCAAATAATGCTAAAAGAACTTGATGGTATTTTTGTAAAAGGTAAAAAGAATAAAATAAAAATATTTACTACTGCATAATATGAAACAAGAAATAACTACAAACGATTTAGTAGCAAGACTTACAAAGCTAGAAACAATTTCGCACGAGCGTTGGAAAACCGCATTTAATGAATTTTCTGATATTAAAGAAGAAATTACTCATATAAATTCAACTATCAAAGCTACTACCTTTGGTGTTTTTGGTTTTTTAGGTGCTTTATTTATAGCAGTAGTAGTAAATATGGTGATGGTATGAAGGGATTACTTAAAAACATAGTAGGTGCTGTAGCCCCTACATTAGGAACAGCAATAGGTGGACCTATGGGAGGCATGGCTGCAAACATGATTGCAGATGTTCTGGGTGTACCAAATGATCAGAAATCAATAGAAAGAGCAATACAAAACGCTACACCAGAACAAATGTTAGAACTCAAGAAAGCTGAACAACAATTCGAAGTTCAAATGAAAGAGCTCGAAGTAGATGTATTCAAACTAGAAACTCAAGACAAACAAAATGCTAGAGGTATGTTTAGCAAAGATTGGACTGCAAGAATAATTGGTATAGCAACTATAGGTGGCTTTTTAGGTTATATATTTTTGGTTACGTTACAACCGCCAGAACAAAACTCCGAAGCTTTAATAAATCTTGTTTTGGGTTATCTTGGAGGATTAGCTAGTGCAATTATTTCGTTCTATTTTGGAGCATCTAACACATCCAACAAAGGAGAATAAGATGAAAATTTCACAAGAAGGTTTAGCTCTTATTAAGAAGTTTGAAGGTTGTGAGCTTGAAGCTTACAAATGTGCAGCTGGAGTATGGACTATAGGATATGGTTCTACCAAGAATGTAAAAGAAGGCGATACAATGAAACAAGAAGATGCTGATAATTTATTGTTACATGAAATGGAAGAATACGAAGGATATGTAAATGATCTTGTAGAAGTTGATCTAGAACAAAATCAGTTTGATGCACTAGTTTCTTGGGTATTTAATTTAGGACCTGCAAATTTAAAAGCCTCAACTTTGTTAAAAGTTCTAAACGCTAAAGATTATGAAGGTGTACCAGCACAAATTAAACGCTGGAATAAAGCTGGTGGCAAAGTATTACAGGGACTTATAAGAAGAAGAGAAGCAGAATCTTTGTTGTTTGAAGGCAAAGAATGGCATGAGGTATAACCATGCCGTTGCAGAAGCTTACATTTAGACCAGGTATCAACAGAGAGGGAACAGCTTACGATAACGAAGGCGGTTGGTTTGATTGTAATTTAGTACGTTTTCGAAAAGGCAGACCAGAAAAGTTTGGTGGTTGGCAAAAACTTACCATTAATACATATTTAGGCACAGCTAGGGCTTTACATCCATGGATTTCTTTAGAAGGTACTAAATTTTTAGGTTTAGGTACAACTTGGAAATATTATGTAGAATCTGGTGGTGCTTTCAATGATATTACGCCTATACGATCTACTACATCTGCTGGTGATGTAACTTTTTCTGCAACCAATGGAGATGCAACTATTACGGTAACTGATACTGCTCATGGTGCTGTTCAGAATGATTTTGTAACATTTTCAGGTGCTGTATCATTAGGTGGTAACATAAACTCAAATGTATTAAATCAAGAGTATCAGATAGCGACTATAGTCAATGACAATAGCTATACTATAGAAGCAAAAAATACTTCTGGTGTTACTGTTACAGCAAATTCATCAGATACTGGAAATGGTGGATCTTCAGTTGTTGGTGCTTACCAAGTAAGTGTGGGCTTAGATATATATATACCTGGAACTGGCTGGGGTATAAATGGTTGGGGATTAGGAACTTTTGGCAGTACATCATCTTTAAGCAACACTAATCAGTTAAGACTATGGACTCATGATAACTTTGGTGAAGATTTAATTATAAATCAAAGAAACGGTGGTATTTACAAGTGGACTGAAGAAGATGGATTATCAGCTAGAGCTGTAGAACTATCAGGTATCTCTGGTGCTAATTTAGTACCAACAAAAAGTTTACAGGTTATAACTTCAGAAAAAGACAGACATCTTATTGTTTTAGGTTGTGATCCTATATCTGGTTCAGCAAGAACAGGAACTATAGATCCTATGCTTATTGCATTTAGTGATCAAGAAAATGCTTTAGATTTTGAACCATTATCTACTAATACAGCAGGGTCTCTAAGATTATCTTCAGGATCATCAATTATTGGTGGTGTAAAAGCTAGACAAGAGATATTAGTTTGGACTGATACAGCTCTTTATAGTATGCAATTTATAGGTCCTCCATTTACTTTTGGTATAAATCTAATAAATGAAGGAACAGGTCTAGTAGGTCCAAAAGCCGCAATAACAACTCCTAGTGGTGTTTACTGGATGAGTTACAACAACTTTTACACATACAATGGTAGCGTACAAACACTACCTTGTTCTGTACATAACTATGTTTTTACTGATATAAACCTTACACAGTCATTCAAAATAAATGCATTTACTATTAAAGATAAAAGTGAGGTAGGTTGGTTCTATTGTTCATCTAGTTCAGATGAAATAGATAGATACGTAATATACAACTATGTAGAGCAGATATGGTTTTACGGTCAACTTACAAGAACTGCTTGGTTAGACTCTGGTATTGTTAATTACCCGAGAGCTGTAAACGGTGGCTATCTTTACCAACAAGAAGTAGGTTTTGATGACGATGGTTCACCTATGACTAACGTATTTATAGAAAGCTCTGACATGGATATAGGTGATGGTGAACAGTTTAGCTTTATCAAACGAATTATACCTGATTACAAGTTTATTCAAGACGACAACAACTGTAATGTAAACATAGTTCTTAAGACTAGAAACTTCCCAGGTGACCCTCTTACAACCAATTCAACCAGTTCCATCAGTGCAGATACACAACAAGCTTATGTTCGTAGCAGGTCAAGACAGATAGCTTTAAGGTTTGAATCAGACGATGATGCTACTGACGATGGTAATCTTGGTATTGGTTGGAGATTAGGAGCAACACGAATAGATATAAAACCTGATGGTAGAAGATGAGCAAACTACTACAGACTCAACTACCACTAGCATCTGAACAAGTCACATCTGATATTTTCAACAGATTAGTAAGAATACTAGAAATAAACCTTGGTGCTGTAGATCTAGATAATATTAGACAAATCAGTGATCCTGAAAAAAACACACTCAAATTTAATGATGGTAGTATTATTTGGAACACTACTGTTGGTGTTTTACAAGTATATACAGGCAATCAGTGGTTAGATATTGGAGACAGAACGCTACCACAAGGCTTTGAAATGACTTCTAGTGTTGGTAAAGTTACTATAAATATAGCAGGTAGCACCACAATTAACGTATGAGCAACACAGCAGAGGATCTAAGATACAAAACCAAAAACATACTTTTAGAGCATCCTGCTGACTGGTATATAGATAAAAATACGTTTGATGCTGTATCACAATCAGTAGAACCGATAATGGAGTTCTACAAACAAGAAGGCGACACACAACGAAAAGACACTGAATTAGATAAGATTATACAAGAACCCCTTAAAGATGTTTACACAGTGCCTTTCTTTTCAGAAAAGTTTTGCGAAATATTGCTTGATGAAATGAAAAATTTAGAGGCATTTCATGGGTTTCAACCCAACCCAGATGAGGATGAACTGCGTCAAATACCCGAAATAACTTTTCAAGATAATTGCCCAGAAATCTTCCATTCCTTGTTCCATACGATATATACTATAGGTAATCCTATATTTTTGAATATTTGGAATCGACACGTAAACGGTGGTGGAATACAAATAGCCAACTATAATTTAAAGGATAAAAAACAAGGTGCTTGGCATCATGATGCAAGTGCTGATATAAGTATGGTAGTTCCTTTGAACACTGGAAAGTACAAAGGTGGCGGAACTGAGTTTTTGAAACGTGGTACAGTCGAGCCTTTACCTACAGGCCACGCTCTAATTTTTCCGAGTTTTACTCATATGCACAGGGGACTTGCAGTAGAATCAGGAGATAGATACTTACTGGTATTTTGGTTAAAATGTATTGAGGAATAATTTGAGCATGAATAGAATAGACAACTCAGGCACAGGCATAGCAGGATTAGGAAGAGGAGAAGATTCTATGCTTGCCCACGTAGCACCAGGAGAAATGGTAGTACCACCAGTTATCTCTCCAGCAACCCAAGAAATTATTAGAAAAGAAATGATGGCAGTAGGACTAGATCCTAACGAATACACTGTTGGTCAAGGTATGTCTATCAACCCTATAACAGGTATGGCAGAGTTTGGTTTTTTTAAGAAACTAGCAAAATCAGTAAAAAAAGTAGTCAAAAAGATTGCACCAATTGCAGCAGTAATACCTGGACCATGGCAGGGACCTGCAATTATGTATAACAGGGGAAAAGCTATTGTTAATATAGCAAAAGGCGAGGGTGGTATTGGCGACTTAATAACAGCATTTACACCCGCAAAATCATATACAGGTGGTAAAACAGGAAATATCTTTGGCAATGCAAAAGAGTTTTTAACAAAAGGCTCAGATGGAGTTGGTCTATTAGGTAATCTTGGTAAAAGTTTAGGATCTGCTAAAGAATTTGTATTTAAAGGTGATGATGGCGTTGGTCTTTTAGGAAACATTGGTAAAGGATTTAGTGGTGCAAAAGAATACGTATTGCCAGGGGAAGATGGTAAAGGTTTATTTAAAAACCTCATGGGTCCTGGTCAACAACAGATGGACGAATATGACCAGCTCGTAGGAAGTGAAGATTATTTTGATCCAAATTTTGGAACAGTGCAACCCAATCAACAATCTTTTATAAGCAGACTCATTAGTGGCACACCAGGACAGCAAAATGCATTCCAAGAATTTATGGATGACCAGCTAGGATTTGATCCTGGAGGCGGTGGTATTTATAGAGCTTTTGGGGGTAACCAACAAGTAGATGCAGATGGCAACCCAATACAAGGTGGTGGGTTTGGCGGTATAAATCCAGGTTTGGCCGCTATGGCTGCACTTTATGGTAAAGCTGTAAAAGAATCTTACAAAGAAAGAGAAGGTGGCATGAAAGACATTAGACAATCTATAAGACCAGACCTAATGCCAGCTCCTACGTTTACAGGCTTTGACCTAGGCATCAGAAAACAAGCAGCTATGGGTGGATTACAAGAACGACCTAGATTTGCCATGGGTAGATCTGCAATGGCTAATGAGTTAGATATGCGTATGGGTGGTCCAAGCATAGGTCCAGGTACAGGAACAAGTGATGATATACCTGCTATGTTAAGTGATGGTGAGTTTGTAATGACTTCTGCTGCAAATAATGGTTTAGGTGGATTTAAAGTAACAAAGACAGAAACTGGCATAGAGCTAATACCAAACGGCAAACCTGACAGACAAAAAGGTGCAAAGAACATGGATAAGCTTATGAAAACTTTTGAGCAGTTCAACAAAATAGGAATGGCATAATGGGTCTATTATCTAAAATAATGAAGCCGATTGTTAGAAAAAGCATCAATCAAAAAACACCTATGCCACCAAGAAGAAAAGGTGGATTAGCTGGTTTACTTCAAAGAGTAAAAGACAAAAGACTTGAACGACCTATATCTGTAGGAGGCGTTGGCGGTGGAATATCTGCTATCAAAGAGCCAAGCTCTTTAGCACCACCACCACAATTAGGGGTGATAAAACCACCACAAAGACCTATTGGTAGACCAATATTACGAAGAGATGATCTACCCCTACCTCTACAACCACCAACCGATGATCCTTTTTTAAGGCCTAGAGTAGATGCAATTGGCGGCCAACAACCGATACCTCAAGTGCCACTAGCACCACCTCCTGGTGGACCAATACAAATAAGACCAGACTTAATATCATCTAATCGTATATCTGATCAAATTCGTATTGATGATAGACCAATTCCACGTCCATCAATCGGTGGTGCTGGAGGTGGAAGACCAGATTCTAGATTGGATGATTTTGTGGCAACAACAGGACAAGAAGTTTTTGACAAAGATTATTTTGACAGAATTGGAATACCAGATCCAAGAACAAATATTGAAGGATTACAAACCCTTATAGGTAATCAAGGCATCAATCCACCACCAAAACCTCCAAGGCCAATACCACCACAAGACTTTGGCTTTGGTCCAGGAATTAGACCAACAGAAATGATTGGGCCAGATGGCACTATGATTGGTTCAGCAGGCGTAACGCCGCCTACTATGGAAAATAAGCCTATCTCTGGTCCAGGTGCACCAGGATATTTTGGTGATAATCCAGAATTCTTAGCAGGACGACAAAAATTAAGAGAAGAGTTAATTGCTGATGGATTTGATCCAGATACACCCGTTCAAGCATTTAGCACACCAACAGTTGACCCAGTTACCACTGCTCCTACTCCGTCTGCAACAACTATAAGACCAGACTTAATATCATCTAATCGTATATCTGAAGAGCAAGGCACAGATCCCATACAGTCTATGCCTGCACCTGTAGGAGCATTGGATCCTGTTCTTCTAGGTCAAACGGCACAAGAAAATCTTAACGATCCATTAGTAAGAGCATTATATTTTGGTACACAAGACCAACCTGGCTTCTATCAACAACTACAACAAGCTGGTGCTAACCTCATTGGTCAAGACGTACCGCTACAACAAACAGCAGGATTAACACCACTAGAGCTATTAGCAAGACAACAAGCAGTAGCTGGTCTTGGTGGCTTTGAACCATTCTTACAACAAAACAGACAATTAGTTGAACAAGCAATTGATCAGTCAAGACGTGCTGAAGAACTAAGAGATCCTTACTACGGCATAGCTGAACAACAATTACAAACTGGTTTAGGTGAAGAGTTAGGAGGCATTGGTCAGGCACGTGGTATTACCACAGGAGCTACTGATAGATTTGGTAGATCTTTAGGTGGATTGGGTAGACAGGCTATAGGTAGCACTGCTCAATTTGGAGGTAGATTAGGTGAATCAGAAGATTTATTTAGAGGAACTGTAGGTGGTTATGATCAAGGTTTAACACAACAGTTTTACAATCCTTTTGAAGATGCTGTAGTACAAAGAACTATAGAAGATGTTATGGAAGCTGGAGATAAGCAAGACATAGCCTCTAGAGCCCGTGAAATTAGTGCTGGTGCCTTTGGTGGTAGTAGAGCAAGATTAGGTGCACAGGAGCGTAGAGAAGCTCTAGGAGAAGGTTTAGCAAAAGCATTAGGTAGCATAAGACAACAAGGATTTAGCGAAGCACAAAGAACAGGTCTTAGTGAGTTTGCAAGACAAAGAGCGGCAGAAAGAGCTGCGGCTTCAGGACTTTCTGGGTTAGCCACTTCAAGACTAGGTGCTCAACAACAACTAGGAAGTACCTTAAGAGGTCTTACAGGCGATGAGTTTGCAGCACAACAACAACTTGCATCTAATCTTATGGGTTATGGTGCTGCTGGTTCACAAGCTAGACAAAACTTAGCTAGTGGAATGCTTGGTATAGGACAACAAAGAGGTGCAGGTGCATCAGCTCTAGGACAACAGTTAGCTGGATACGGTAGTCAAATAGGTGGTATTGGCTCAACTCAAGAAGGACTTAGAGCTGGTCAAAGAGGCGAGCTAGCTGGATATGGCGGTATCGGTAGAGGTATTGCTGAGACTGGTTTATCTAGAATTTACCAGCAACAACTAGGACAACAACAAAGACCGTTAGGAGTCTTAGGACAAATAGGCTCTATGTTACCTGGTTATCAGCAGACATCTACACAGATTGGTTCACAATACGGATTACCAACAGATCCAACAGCCGCAGGTCTTGGTGCTGCATTTAGTGCTTATGGTGCTTTGGCTCCAAGACAAGGACAGAGTTAATGAACTTTTTGAATCGTAAAATGTTTCAGGCTGGTGGTGGTGCTGTCGCATTAGGACCTTATGACGTTATTGATCGTGCAACAGGTAAAAAAACAACAGTAAATCCAGGGTTTCTTCAAGACATAACTTTGAAATCACAAATAGCATATCCTCTTTTAAATGGTTATAAAACAGGACAACTGCAACTTGGTGAAGGCATTTTACAAGAGCTAGATACTTACAGACAATCAGATGAACCTTTTGGAGCGTCAGGAGATATATCATCACCAACAAGAGTTGACGATTTAGGAACAGCTGCTTTTGATTTATCAAGAGGTTTACTTCGTGGTGCAGAAGGTCCTTTAAGAGGTGTCGCTGGATTTGTTGGTGAACTTACTGGAAGCGATATGCTCAAAGATATTAGCAGTGTTGATTTTAGAACTGGTAGAAGAAAAGAGTTCGAGCCTTTAGTACCAACTAGAGAAGAAAATCGTTCACAAATATTACAGGAATTAGCAGGTAGAGAATTAGCACAACAAACACCCATTACTGATTTTCAAGCAGAGATAGAACAAATACAAGCACCAACACCTGTTATTGCTGGAGATGATCAATCTACCTTTGATTTCAGAGATGAAGATATGCGTAGCAAAGTTGGTCAAGCCGCATATGATGCTGACGTGGCTAGAAGAGAACAAGAGATTAAAGATGATCCAATAAGCCAAACTTTAGGAATTGCTGAGTTTGATGTAGATGAAAGAAGAAAAGCTTTTGAAGAGGCTATGAAAGGTAGAGACGAGTTTGGTGAACTGATACCAACAGATAGACCACCAACACCAGAAATGCAACCAGAGAGCTTATCACCAGGTTTAGATGAAATAGATGTTTTAGTAGAAGATATAATGCCATCTGAAGCTGTAGAAAAATTTGGGGTTGACGACATAAAACCTGAATTATTAAAAATAGATACATCTATCACAGAAGCTGATTTAGATAAGTTTAATGAAGCTGGACCACCAGAGGTGTCTAAGCAAACTACTGGGTTATTTGGTTCTGATAGATTCCTAGACTTCATCAGAAATGTTGGAGCTGGTTTAGTTTCTACTGGACAAATGGGTGAAGGGCTTGCTGTTGGTGCTGCAAAAGCGGCAGAAGAGAGAACTGCAAGAGAGTTACTTGCATCACAAGAAAGAAAGAAATTTGAAGATGCTAAAAGATTACTAGAGATAGAAGCAAATTTGGCTGGCAAAGAGCCCCCTTCAATATCTGATTTAGACAAAATTAAAACAAACGAAGAAGAGCTAAATCAAAGCCTTAGAGATTTCAAAAAAAGTGAAAATACATTATCAAACCTTAATACTGTAATAAAAATTCTAGAGCAAGAAGATGCTACTGGTGTTAAAGGGTTTTTTGGTGAAGCAACAGATATGATTGAGTCAGCAATTAAATCAGATACTGGTAAAAGTTTTGAAGATCTAGAACCACGTACAAGAGCTAATGCTTTGTTAAAAGTTCTACGACAAGCAAACGTAAGAGAAATACTTGGTGAATCTGGTAAAACCATTTCTAACTTAGATAGGCAAATTGTTGAAGAAGTATTCGGTGATATAAAACTAGGCACACCAAGAGCTGTTTCATTGAGAAAACTTAGCGATAGTAGGGAAAACATAATTGGCAATATGGAACAAGCAAGGGATCAGATTACTTCTGCTAAAACTTTCTTTGACCTTGCACAATTCAACTCGCCTGTTTACATGAAAAATTATGATTTAATTACCTTAATTAATAACTTTGATTTTGATAATGCTATGGATTACATTAAAAATGTTACTCAAGCACCCGCAGGCATACCTACTATTGACTTGTAATGCCTAAGTTTAGAGTAAATATAGCACCAGGAGTTTCACACGTAATTGAAGCTAAAAACGAAGATGAAGCCAGAAAAAAAACCAGAGCTGAAATAGCCAAAGGTGCAGTTTCACCATTCTATGATGAATTATTTTTTGATTATGAAACTGGTGTTGATCCAAAAAAAATAAAACCAAAAGAAGGTAAAGCACTTAGACAAAGACTTGGTAGAGCAGAAATATCAAAAGATCCTGATGACCCATACAAAGAACAAAATAAAGTTTTAGGCGATATTATGGCTCGAGTGCGAGCTACTACAGATCCATACACTCAAGAAGGTGTTGCACAAAATATTGTTGGAGATAGTGGTTTTATAAGAAACACTAAAGGTCAACTAGCACTTACGCCTGATGGTTTGCGTTTGTTAGGCTTACCTGTAAAAACCAGAACATTACAAGATGGTACAGTCATAGAACAAAACACCATCATAGACGAAAACGATTTTAACATGATGACTGGTGATGCCGCAGATATGAGTGGTATTGCAGGTCCAGTGCTAACCACTATTGCTGCTTTTTTACCACAAGTAAAGCTAGTCAAAGGCATAACAGCTTTATTAGGTGGTAGAGCAAGATTAGCTAGAACTTTTGTAGCTGGTGGTGCTTCTGCTGCTGGTAAAGCTGGAGAAGAATATTTTGATGCTATAGAGGGTTTTCAATTACAAGACGCAGATGAAATTGAAGATATGCTTAAAGGTGAGTTTATTATAGGATCTGTAGGTCAAGGTGTTTTTGGTGAAATACCTGGTGCAATATTTAAAGCTGCTTTTGGTAAAACAGCCCCGTTAGAAAATCAAAGAATAGGATTTGTTGCATCAAGAAATTTAAGTTGGGCTGATGTAAAAAAATTAGATGAGCAAGCTGGCAAGCCTTTAACTAACGACCAAATTTTAAAAGCTGCAAAACAAGGAAAGGTTAGAAAATTTGATTACAAAATGTCAAAAGGTTTTTTACCATCAAGAGGCGTGTTTGGTCAAAAACTACCTGCAAACTATCAAGCTATTGTAGAACAAGTTTTAGGTAATGAAAGAAGACGTAAGCCTAACACACTTTATCTTCGTGCAGCACTCAACGATATTTTAAGTAACATAAAAGATGAGAAAGAAGCATTAAATCAAAGCCTTTCTGCATCATCAAAACAAGGATTAGATGCACAAGTCAACGAAGCTTTACAAAATCTGCGTTTACAAGAACAAAAGGTTACTGATTCATTGCGTAAATTGTTAGATGATGTTGGTGAAGATATATTAGAAGTTGGTGATTATGGAAACATACCAGCCAATAAGGTCTTTGGCGAAGAATTAAAAGACACAGTAGCCAAGGCTCAGGGTGCGGCAATGGAATCAAGCGGTGAGCTATATCATGCCGTAGATAAAAAACTTATAAACTTTAGATTTTACAAAACAGATGCTGATGGCAATTTTGTAAAAGATGCAGACGGCAACTTAGTGCCCGAAGATACAAAATTAACCATCAATAGAAGAGGAGAGCCAGAGGCTGCTCTTGATGCAGATGGCAATCCAATATTAAGAACAGAATTAGAACAAAACAAAGCAAGAGTTATAAACAAGGTTATAAACAATGTTGTGCTAAAACATCTTCAAAGAGCTAAAAGAATGGTCGAGTTAGACAAGCCCAAGAAGAAAGGAACGATGCAACAGTTAACAGACCCCGCAGCAGACGTGCCAAACAATATACGACTACAGCTTGAAAGAAATTTAGATCAAGCAATCGAGTTAGCAAAAAATGGTCAATACGATTTAAGAATGATTAGAAATGATGCTAACTATCTAAAAAGATTTCTACATGAAATAGCAAAAGAATCAGATGAAAGAAAGCTTGTAAAAAATGTAATGCGTGTTTATGACGACTATGGAATTGGTAAAAAAGGAACAAAAAACACCAACAGTATTCTTACAGAATTAGGTGAAGATCTAGAAGAAGAAGTATTAGCTGCATTGGCTAGCAAAAAATTAAGGTTAGATGCAACTGAGCGTGATTTGTTAAAAAAATCCATGAAAGATTTGAGAGATGCAAACAGACATCATGCAGAGCGTATGCAACCTTTTGACAACAAAATAATGCAAGGCTTAGTTATCAAAGCTGGTAAAGGCGTAATTAACGCTGATGAGGCGTATTCAAAAGCTTTAATTGCAGGTACAAAAGAAGATTTAGATAATATATTTCAAGGTTTGAGAGAATATGATGAATACATTAAAACAGATAAATATTACCAAAAGACAGACGCTGATGGAAATATAATACCTAATTATTATGAAACAAAACTTAAGGCTGATTTAAAAAACAGACTATTTGCTGATGCATTGTATGAAGCTACTAAAGATGAGCTTACAGATGTTAATTTTACGCAGTTTGCAAGAGAGATACTTAAGTTTGAAAAATTGCATGGAAAAGAAAAATTTGATGCTTTGTTCACTGATCCTGTATCAAGGATTTCAACTGGTGGACAAGTAAGAGCAACACTGAACCAGTTAAACCAAATTGGTTTCAATCCAAAACCAAAAGAACTTAGAAATATCATAAACGACATTACAGCTAGAAATGCTGCACGTGGTTTAAACCCAAGTGATCAAGGTAAGATATTTACCGAACAATTAAAAAGACTTGCAGACGCTACAGAAAAAAGAATGAAGTTTGAAAAAACTAGAGCTATAGCTGACTTGCCAGAAAAAACTATTGAAGAAACTGTAAATACTATATTCAGACCAGGTTCAGCTACCGTCATAAATAGCTTAAAAGAAACTGTTGATGATGCAGTTTTCAATGACATACAAAAAGCAAGTATGCAAAAGCTTTTAGCAAAATCCATAGACATGAATGGAGAAGGTAATATTACCGATTTATTCAAAGCTCAAAATCTAAAAACATCTCTTGATTCTTTTGGTGATGAAACCCTTGATGCTATGTTTGGTGCTGAAACAAGAAGAGGTTTAAGAGCGTTTCAACAACAGATAGATGTATTAACAGGTGGTGAACCAGGAAGAGGTGGTGCAGCTGGTGGATTGATTGCTGCTGGTTTGTCTGCTGCGATTGTTTTTGCTCCATTAGCAAACATACCTACAGTTGCTGCTTTGATCATAGCAAGAGAACTAATTACCTTCCCACCCTTTGTAAGGCTTATGTCACGTTCTGATCAAGGATCTATTGGCAAAGCACTACAAATATTTAACACAACATTGAGACAATTTGGTTTGAGAATGGTAGATGGTGAAATAGTGCCAATAGGTTCCGGCATAAATAATTTACTTGAGGGTGCTTTTGATAAGGGTGCTACAGCAGTCGGTATTACAGATGACGAAATACAAGGTGCGACACAAAAAGGTCAATCATCCTTTCAAGAACTCAGAGACAAGGTTTTAAGACCACTGATTACACAACCAGGACTACCACAGATAGCACCAGTGCAAATACCTCAGACACCGACAGATCCTTTATCACAAGAAAGATTAGATTTCGCAGAGCAGGTAGCCGGTAGACCTGTACTTTAATCAGCAAAGAAGTTTGGATCTACAGCTACAAAGCGTTTAGCAGGTCGTCCTTTACCACCTATCTTTATCTCAACCTCTTGTATTTCTCCTGCGTTCTTAAGCCTTTCAATGATTTCTTTTACTTCATAGGACTTCATGCTACGGAATAGTTCGTGTCTATCTACTTCACGTTTAGATATACCCTCGCCATTCCTGGATCTAATAAAAGATAATACTTGCTTGATCTTAGATTCAGTTGCACTACTAGCCACCTTATCTCTACAAGCTTCTATAAATAACAGGTCATAATATCTAATAAAGTCTACAGCCCACCTTGTAACGTCTCCTGTAATCGTCTTAGCGTCAGCATTAGAGGCAAGAGTACATAACAACGACAAACGCATAGCTTTCTCCTTAGAACGGCTTAGAAGAGGCTCTAGGTTATCTTTTTCTAATATATCTTGTCGTTTGATTATCTCTCTTGCGAAATCTTGTAATATTTCTTCAGATTCCCTATCAAAGTCTAAAACGATTTGATCTAGGTCTAATTCAGCATTATCTCTTGATAAATCACTCATGCTACCTCTTTGTCTTCTGATATAGTTAACCCAGTTGACAATAGAGGTTGGTGGCGATTTGAATCGTTTGAGTTCACCCACTCTCCTTGGCTCTGTTGATTCAACGACTACAAATCGGTTTAGGAACCCGTCTGCAATCCTGCCACTATTTAACGCACCATAAAAGTTTTTAGGAACTGATAGACCAACCAATGTAATAGCTGGTTTATGAGTAACACGACTCATCATCATTTCCTTGTATTGTTCTTGCACATTCATAAGCGAGTAGTTGTCTGGTCGCAGTGTGCCATGACAACGACCCCAGGCTTCCATAAGCGTTTGTATACCATCTTCTTTATTGGTATTACCTGAATTACTTATAGCTTCTAATCTTTTACCAAATTCGTCCATAATGGTTATCTGTGTAGGACGCATCTTTAATACCGAGTGAACAGCACCACTTGATGTATAACCATCACCTACAACAAGCTTTTCATGATCTGATGCGTTTAATACTGACTCTACAAATGTTTTTATATTCTCTTTACCTTGACCTGACTTAGCGATACCCATGAAATACATAGACGAAAAGTTATTCATATTAGTTCTATAGATACGTCCACAGGTAACACTAGCTAAGGCTAATGCACCTACCAGTGATAGTTCTGGCTGTGGTACTTGTGCTATATCTTCACAAAACTTAAACATATCTTTGAGCAGGCCTGGAGGGTTAAATAGATCTTTTGGTTTTTGTATGGTTTCTGTAACTTGGGTAAATAATGGTGCTAATTGATTCTTTCTATCGTGTGTATTTTTGACGCTCTCTACTACGCCATCTATCTCTGCTTGTGGTAAGGGTGGGTTATTGTTGGTATTCCAGTTCTGTAAGAAGATTCTAACGAACTCTAGGTTGACATTCTTTGATATTAAATAGCCTGCAATACGTGCAGCCTGGTCGTTCCTAGAGCCCTCTAATACACCATCTAATGAGAATGGTGCAGTTTGAACGCCAGTATCAGTTTTTGGTACTCCTGTTATCTTTTGGAACTCAACTTCAGTAAAATCTGGTAAATCGTTATGATCATAGATCTTCCAATCAGCAAAGGTAACAGGTTTATATACTTGTCCGTTAGCGTGTCTGTTCCATGGTGCTATGATAAGACCACCTACACCTCTAATGTCTATCAAGCGTTCAATAGGCGTTTCAGCAGTCCTTCTTGTAGCAAAAGTTGTATAGTTTTCAGGGTTGTTGTAATAATAATGCATACCCTTACCAGTAATAACTTTAAACGGACATGGTGGTAAATTCTTTTCTACCCAGTCCATAGCCTCTGGTGAATCAGCATCAACGACTACAAACTTACCGCAAACAAGTGCTACCTGTAGATTATCTTTATCTTTAAACCAGGACTCTACAAGATCCCTAGACGGTCTAGTTTCTTTGTATTGTTCCCAGCTACCTAGAAATGATGGTGGTTTCTTGTTGGATCTTTGCAGAGGTACAACATTATAGCCTTCATCATAGTAGGCAAGTGCTTGCTCCAAGGATGTGTCGTCCTCGGTTATATTAAGCTGAAACACTTTAAGCTTCTGTTTCTAGTATTTCAGATATAGGTCCATATATTGACTCGTAATCTAATCTACCATCAGTTGCTCTTATTATTTGCTTTGCTTGGTTAATCGTAGGTTGTCGATATCCATACCTCCAAGACTTGCATGATGCCTCCGAACAGCCAAATTGCTTTGCAGCTTCTTTCTGTCCTAAGAACTCAATGTAGTCTCTAAGGGTATACTTCTTAACCTTTCTATCAGTGTGATTAGGTTTTATTCCCATGGTTTCAAATTCCTTTAGTTTTCGTGTTGCTAATGTTTTTGTTCTAAAATAATAATTGGCTTGCCAGGTGTGGGTTTGTTTATCAGTTTGTTCCATTACTTCTCCTTTCGACAAATTGTTAAAAATAAATTTTACATATAGTAACTATTATGGTTATAATATGCAAGTTAATTTTAATTAAAGGAGATTGAGAATGGAATTATCAAATAGAATTGTGTCTCCGCAAAAGCTTGTACAAAACCAAGGTGCTAAAATTTTGGTGTACGGAATGGCTGGAGCGGGTAAGACAACACTGGCTAAAACAGCTCCAGGTAAAGTTCTTGTTATAAGTGCTGAAGCTGGATTGTTATCTATTAAAGATGCAAGCAATGTTGAAGCTATAGAAGTAAAAGAAGCTAGTGAAGTCATGGAACTTCATAACGCTCTTAAGTCTGGTACATTACAATACGATACGGTTGTCTTGGATTCAGTATCCGAGATCAGCGAGATCTTA